GAGATTCTCCAACCGCCGTATATCGTTGACTGAGAACCAACCCCACTGTCGCGCCGTCGCGTAAGCCTTGAACCGGCTCTCAGTGTCGCCGCGCAGGAGGGCGTCTACCAAGAACTCGACGAAGAAGCCCTGCCCGTCCAGGATAAGGTCGGTCTTAATCCGCTGCTCCCATCGGATTAACCAAGGCCGGATCGTATCGACGACATGCTCGATCGCTTGCTGCTCGATGTTCGTGAAGGTCGCATTTTCAAGGTCTTGAATCTTATGAGGCTGCATCCTGAACCAGCGAGCGATATCCCGCACCTGCCACTTCCGCGTCTCTAGGAATTGCGAGTCCTCGGCCGTCATCCCGATCTGATGCCACTTCATCCCCTCATCGAGGATCGCCGCCTTGTGGACCTGGTCCAGTCCGGTGTGCGCTTGCTGCCACGATGCCGCTATGCGGGTAGAGGCTTCCTTCGTCAGCTTCATCGGATGCTCGATAACGCCACTAGGCCGGGGTGCCTGTGAGAACAGGCGGGCACCGTAGCCCTCCGTCGCCAGCCCCAGACCGATAGACTCCCGCGCCAGCGCGATAACGGAGATTCCCGTCAGGCCGTTGCTCGACAGGCCGCGCAGGTGGAACATCCTATCCTGCAATATCACACGCTCCGTCCCGTCGGCATCGCGATGGCGGTAGCGGATCGTGCGGTCAGGCGTCAGGTCGACCTTTATCCGGTCGGGATGCAGCGGCATGAGCTCGCTGACAAAGCCGCGAGGGCCCGCCAGCATCTCGGAGTAGGCGTTGCCCCGCAGGACTAGGTGGCCCATCATCATCTCGCGCCACTCAAACGATGTCTGCCAGCGGTTCGGACGGTCGTGCATTAGGTCGAAGAGCGGATGGTCCCGGGCCCGCTCCTTGCCGCCGTCCGGGCGATTGCGGTAGACGATGAGAGGCAGGCTGGCCACCGTCTCCGCCAGCACCTTGACACAGGCGTAGACGGCAGACAATCGCATCGCGGAATCAGCATCGACGCCGACGCCCGCCTGCGTCGGAGAACCAAAACCGAAAGGCCTGTACCAGAAATCGTCTTCTGGCGGCGGCCCGATCGCCATGATCCTAGTAAGCAAGCCCATCAGAAGTAGACCTCCTGAACCGCTGCGGCAACACAAATCACACCGAGGACGATAAGGGCCGCCGGCCAACCGACAAGGAACACCACGCCCGCCACGACGCTCACTACGCCAGCTAGGAGTAGCACCGCCGGTATCACCCTAGACCGCAGCAATTTCGGCTCCCTCATCCTCATATCGCGACCGCTCCTCCCGGTGTTTCATTTCACGCTCCAGCGCCATTATCAGCGCCACAATTCCGTCAATTTTCCCCTCAGACGCGACCTTGTCGGGTTTATGATTGCCGGCCGGATCCTGCTTGACAGCGACATTATCGGCCATCCAGCGGAGGACGGAATTTCCGCCGTGGCAGATTTTGTGGCTCAGCAGACGGCGCTCCAGTTCGTTCGTCGGCATCGCCATTGAGAGAAAACCCTGTCCCATGCCGAACACACGGTTGGGCCCCAGCTCCTCCGCCAGCTCCGTCGCGATCTGATGGCCCTGGAATAGGCGGTCGACGTTGATGTCGACGAGGCCGAACGTGGCGACGTCCTCGATCACGCGCTGGCGGATGAAAGCGTAGTCAATGGATGCCCCCGGCGTCGTCGCGAGCCATCCCTGCCTCGCCCAGACCTGATACGAGTCGCGATAACGGTTCTCGGAATCCGTCAGGCGATCCTCCGGGCACCAGAAGCGCGCCACGACGTCGACCATCTCCTTATCGTCGTCACGCGGGAATATCATCACCCATGCCGCCAAGTCCTTGACCGTCGATAGGTCGAGCCCGCCGTAGCACTCGCGGCCGCGTAGCGCCTCCTCTGACATTACCCCCGGCTGGCTATCCCACAGGTCAAGATCCAACCAGCGCGTCGCCTGATGCGTCCATTGATTGAGGTAGAGACGCCGAAAGGTATTCTGTAGGGCCGGGACGACCTTGGCCCGGCGGGCGAGCTGCCGCATCTCCCGTATGCTGCGGAAGTCCCCGAGGGCGGGGTTGCACGCCTTCCAGACCTTCTCGCTGGTCCAATCCTCATCCTCATCAGCGGCGCGGATGTAGGCGAAGAAGCTGGGGTCTCGCACCGTCCCTGCGAGCACCTGCCGAGCGTACTCATGCTGCTCCCAGCAGATCGAGTTGCGATCATAGCCCGCCGTCGTGATGGCCACCACGAGGGGCTGCCGGCGGGATCCGGTTGACGTCGTCAACGCATCCCATAGATCACGCTTCGGCCAGGCGTGGAGCTCGTCGGCGATGATGCCATGCGCGTCAAAGCCGTAGGACCCGGCCACGTCAGCGGGGATAGCGCGTAGGAAGCTGCGCGTCTTCAGAGCGATGATCCGCTTCGTTGAGGGGACGATCTTGGCGCGCCGCTTCAGGTCGGGATTGCGCCGCGTCATCTCGGCGGCTACATCGAATACGAGGCTGGCCTGGTCGCGGTCGGCGGCGCCGATGTAGATTTCCGCGCCCTCCTCGCGGTCGGTGAATAGCAGCTTGAGCGCGATCGCGGACGCCAGCTCCGATTTGCCGTTCTTGCGCGGAAGCTCAATGTAGGCTGTCTGGTACTGGCGGGTCCCGTCAGCGTTCAGCGTCCCGAACAGGGGCTCGATGATATCCTGCCGCTGCCACTTCGTCAGCTTGAACGGATTACCCGCCCAGCGGCCCTTCGTGTGCGACAGGCTCTCGATGAAACCAACCGTCGGCGCAGCGGCCTCGGCGATCGTTAATCGAGCCACGATGGCTCCTCATCATCATCCAGCTTGCCTACGCTCATGCGGCCGCGGCTGCTAGGCGTCAGGCCAAACTCACCGCAGAAGGCCCGCACGATCTGGGCGTTCTGCCGGGAGATCGTGGAGTAAGGGCTGACCTGGACGTAATCGCTCTGCTTCGCCTTCAACACACCGCCGTACTGCGACAGCTTCTCTTCCGCCTCAACATAGCGCGCCCAGGCCTGGCAGTACGTCGCCAGCGCCGCCCTGTCCACCACTGTTAGCAGCCCGAGCCGTTCGAGCTCCGGCACAACCCGGGACCATTCGTGCTTCGCCTCCGGCAGCAGCCAATCAGGGCGGCCAGGAGCCTTGGGCACCGGCTTCGGTTCGTCCTTATTGATAGGACGCTTAGAGGGATTGCCCTCAAGAACGCGCAGGGTTGTAGGCTTCGGCGCCGGGCCTCTAGCGCCCATAGCGCACCAACGAGGAACGGGCCCCTTGCGGGACCCGCACCATATTCGATTGTCCGGGCCTGTCTAGGCCGTGGCGGCTTCCTTCTCGGCCTCGGTGGTCACATCGTCCGGCGTGTGGCCCTCGGGGCAAGCGGTCGGCGTTGTACCCGCTTCGACCTTGAATGCCTTGCAGCATGCCTCGCACCAGGCCCGCCCACCAGGGATACGCCGGAAGTCCTCGCTTACCGGTGTCGTCGCCTTGCGCTCCTTCGGCTGCGGCTCCTGGCCCTCCAGGCTCCAGAACCGCCAGCCGTTGCAGGCCGAGCCGCCCATGACCTCGCTGCCAGCGGCCGAGGGGCTCTTGAACACCATGCTGCTCAGCCGGTTGTCGTCCAGGTCGTCCAGCATGAAGCGGGGGCCCTTCTCGTCGCCCTCCATGACGATGCAGGCGTAGTCCTGGCCCTTGTACCTGGCAACCAGCTTCGTGCCGGCCTTCAGGTTCCTGTCCTCTATCACTGAGCACCTCCTGGCTACTGAGTCCGTTTGGTGCTCTATAACTCACTCTGCTCAGGAAGGAAGTCAAGCCGACACCGCCTTGGTTTTGTGAAGAAGCTCAGCTTTGCGGCCGGTGAAGTCCTCCCACCTACGAACCGCGACGTCGACGTAGCGCGGCTCGATCTCCATGCCGTAGCAGCGGCGCCCCAGGCGCTCGGCGGCGATCATGGTGGTGCCAGAGCCGAGGAAGGGGTCGATGATAACAGCCCCCGACTGAGTGAAGTCGGTGAGGAGCGCGGCGAATAGGCCCACGGGCTTCTGTGTCGGATGTACCCTATCCTTTAACTCCTCCGCCCTTGGCCCTGCCCTCACCATGCCACTCCATGTGTGGCGGTACATACGGTGTCGCCCCTCGTAGGAAGTCCAAGCCAACTCAAACGCCGAGAACGTCGCTTCGTCGCTGACGCCCTTGTCCCAGCATATCCATGCCGTGCCCTGTGGCAGCTTATGGTTGAAATAGATGCCGCCGAACACGATGTGGTTGGCAGCCAGGCCGAGCAGGGGCGTCGGGTCGAACGGCTTATCATCCCCATGCACGGGCGCATAGAGCCGCGGCTCAACGACGCCTGGGCCGCCCACCTTTCCCTTTAGGACACCACTGGGACGCCCACCTGGCTGTCGCACTCGCCCAAAGGGCTTAGCGCCACCGATGGCGCTAAGCCCGCGCACGATGTTGATTCCGTAGGGCGGGTCGGTCAGGCATAGCACCGCCTTCTCCCCCGCCATCAGCCCCGCGACGTCCTCCTCGTCCGTGGAGTCCCCGCACATCACCCGATGGTCGCCGCACACCCACACGTCGCCGCGCTTGGCGACAGGCTCGGCCTCGGGCACCGCGTCAGGGTCCGTCAGCCCCTCCTTGGCCCCATTCAACCCCGCGCCCCTCGCCACGTCCTCCAGCAGCGCCGTCACCGCGTCGCTCCCGGGCTGCACGTCAGCCAGGAGCGCCTCGAGCGCGTCCTTCGCCGTCGCAGCCATCCCGGCCAGCGGGTCCAATGTCGCCAGCACCAGCGCCTCCTCCTCCTCAGACAGGTCGACATAGCGGACCGGCACCATCGGCTCCTCCCGGCTGATCGCCATCGCCACCCGAAGGTGGCCATCGACGACGAAGCCAGTCACCCGGTTGACCGTGATCTCCTGAACCCAGCCGACTTGGTCCATGACGCCGGCGAGCGCGTCCTGCTGCGCCTTCGGGTGGATCCGCCAGTTGCGCGGGTTCGCCAGGAGCTGATCCGGCGCCTCCTCGCCGTGGCCCACGATGCGGTTAGGCCAGGCCGGGGCAGCGACGGGGTCAGTCT